GGCTAACTCTGGTTTTGAAAACAGAGTTATGACCTCGCCCGATGGCATAAATTGGACCACAAGAAAAAATTCCATTGATAATGGTTGGCGGTCTGTAACCTATGGCAATAATTTATTTGTAGCTGTAGCCAATACAGGAGGTACCGATAGGGTAATGACGTCACCTGACGGTGTGAATTGGACTACAAGAATCAGCCCAACCAACAATAATTGGACAGGTGTAGTATTTGGAAACGGTTTGTTCGTTGCCGTAAGTGAAACTGGAAGTGATGACAGAGTCATGACTTCAACCGATGGCATAACCTGGAATACAAGGCTAAGTGCTGCTGATCATGGTTGGTTGGGTATAGCCTACGGTAATGGAATATTTGTCACCGTAGCTTTTTCAGGAGCGGGTGACAGGGTTATGACCTCCTTCGATGGCATAAATTGGACCACAAGAACACCTGCTGCCGCTAATAATTGGATAGGTGTCACTTATGGGAATGGTCTGTTCGTTGCGGTATCTCTTACCGGATCGGGGGATCGGGTGATGACCTCCACTGACGGTATAACTTGGATCTCTAGGGTAAGTGCAAATGACAATAGTTGGTTTGCTGTAACTTATGGCAACGGACTTTTTGTTTCGCTGGCTAATGGTGGAACTGCCGGAATGAGAGCGATGACATCGGGAAAGACCGAAATAAATGAGATTTCTCAGAACAACATATTGCAGGGTGGTCTTGAAGTAAGAGGTAGTTTTGCCGTTGATAGATCAGGCACGGCTGTCAGTGCTAACACCGAGGAAGAGGTAATTATCGGTGTCACCGATACATCTGTTGGCCGCACCATCACTATTCAGACAAAAAATATCTTAGGCTCTAGTAAGTTGTTCATCATTAAAGATGAGTCTGGAGCAGCCAGCAATCCCAATCCCATCACAATCGCTACCGAGGCCGCAGAAACAATCGATGGATTAACCAGTGTTCAAATAACAACGCCTTATGGAGTTGTCCGTCTTTACAGTGATGGAGCAAATCTATTTTCCTGGTGATGAAAAATGAGTGATATCAATACAAATTTATCCACGCGCATTCCAAGCAGACAGGCCACCAATATCGTGGAAATATTTGCCATGACTGACTTCCCGGCTCCATCTGGTGACGTTATTACATTGGTCACTGCCACCCAGTACCAAATTAAAGCACCGCTTTCCACAAGCCTTCGTTTTTTCATCCCTCCTGGTGGTGCAGTAGTTATGGAAGCGGTGCATCCTTTCTCAAATAGTATTATTTACAATGGATTTGGCACGTTATTTACAGGTGGTTCATCAACCACTGCAATAGATGGGTTGGTTCTGACTAACATGGCGTTCTTAAAATTTTTTGGATCAGCACTACTATTTGATCTTACTGGCGGCTTCACTGGCCCAGTTTCCATCCAGGATTGTTTTGCGCTTGGATTTACGACTATTGGTATTGCTCAAGGATTCACGTCTTTTAATATGTTGGGCGGCACTGTGATTCTTGATTTTGAAAACGGTGTGACTACACGAACCAATGAAGTGAGTATATCTGGTTCCACACTTACACAAAAGGCTGCTGCAACCGGAGCTATTTTTAAAAATGATTTTCCAAATACGTTAATCAACGTCACTACATCTTTGCTCACACCAGACCCTGCTGGCAAGGTGTTTGACATAAGGCGGGATTTGTCTATACCAGGTTCCATCGCCGACAACACATACGAAGGCACACCAGAACAATTTTTTGATGATGTCAGTTTTACGGGTGTCATTACTGGATTTTTCGATAATGCGATCACTGAAGCAGTAGATAGCGTAGGTGATAGCGGGGGTGTGGCAGAATTTGAGGTTCTTGGGAACCATAACTACGATACCGGTCAAGAAATTGTCCATACCCTATTTGTTACCGCTACATATAATGGCACGTTCATTATTACTGTTGTCAGTCCCACACTTTATCGAATAACACCAATCAACACTTTTAATTTCGTTGCATTTGTTATCGATGAGAGCGTTGGCACCGGCACCACAACTTCTCTCACTTGCAATACAGGAGACACATCAGGGCTTACTGTGGGTGAGGTAGTGGGAATCATAAACACTTCATTTCACGATACGGCCAAGGCAATCACAGCGATCGACCCGAATGTTAGTTTTAACATTAATTCTACATTCGTTAATTTTGATTTCGGTAACTTCGTCACTGGTGGGCTTAATGAAAGAGATAAATTTCTGAGTGTCCAACAAAACGGTGCAGCAAAAAGCAGCAAAAAGATTGCTCTGGGTGCGGTAAATAATAATTCAACGCCAACAACTATCACGCTTGCAAATGCTTATGTTTCGGTGGATTTTAATGGATTATCTCAAAGCGTTGTAACTGAAAGGTTCTCCTTAACAGTGCCTACCTTTGGAATTTTTACATACACCGGAGTAACACCGTTTGCAGGATTTTTGACAGGTTCGTTTGCTGCAATGAAAAGTGGAAGCACAGAAAACTATAGAATTGCAATGTCTTTTAACGGGGGCATTCCTCTTTTTAACGCTATTGGTGCGATAGCCATTAACAGCGTATCCGGTCCTAATGGGACGGCAAGATTTGATCATGGAGGGCCAGAACCTCCAGTGGGTTCTTTTACCACCATAACCGGATTTACGGCTGGCAATCGGAGTTATAACAAAACTGGGCTGGTTACTTTTTCGGATGCTACATCCTTTGAGATTAAAGGTATAGATTTTATTGCCACTGGAACAGGTTTTTTAACATCGGCTGAAGCCAATTATATTCCGATGGAAGTAAAGACCACGAAGATTGTTGTCCCGCTTTTATTTTCAGCACAGTTAAGCCCAGGAGATACCATTCAGTTAATGGTGGCAGGAGAATCGACGACCAATGATTTAACAGTGACCGATACAATATTCGGAGTATTTTAACTTTTAACTAGAGGCCAACATGAAACCAGTAGAAGCGTTAAAATTTATGAGTGATGTTTGCATGAGTACCATGATTAATTTAGGGGAAGAAGCCCAGCAAAAGGTTTTGGATGCAAGAAAGACTTTGAAGGAAATAATACCAAAGGAAGAGGAAAAGAAAAAAGATGAGCAATCATGATCTTTGGAAGGATGATATCACCAATAGATTTTCTCCTGCTTCATTAACCGATCTAGCGGTAGGAGATGGGTATGTGGCAACGGCAGTTATTGGAACGGTCACAACGGTCAGTGCCTGGAGAATGTCAAAATGGGATGCCTACCTGGATCTCAGGCAAAAATTATTGGCGGGGGATGAAAGACCTTTTCCGCGATTGACAACTATCCAAAGGAACGCGCTCACTGGAATTACTCAGGGAACACCCATATTAAATATCAATTCGCATAGAGCTGAGTATTGGTCCGGCATTGACTGGTTGAGTGTAGGGGGGCCTGGGGTCATAACTAAGGTTGCCTTTGGTGAGATGTGGCAGGATAACAATTCAGGTGATGCAATGGACACAACCAATAAGTCTTGGATTACAGCAAACGAAGGGTTTATGGATGTCCATAACATTATTACATTCCTAAATCATGCTAATGGTGATCGACTTGTAGCTGGTGCAGAAGCGGGGGGTCATTATTTAGTTCACTGTAATACAAACTTCACAAACGCTGGTGGCAACGATACCACGATGACGATTCGGAAAAATGAGATTTTGAATCCGCGCTTGAAGGATTCGGGAGCCGGTGATAGCTCAGAACTGCGACCGCTTGTGATTGCTGGTTTTATAATTTTATCCCCCAACGACTATTTAGATATACATATTGTTTCGGATACACCGTCTGATGTGGTCAAGGTATATCAGACAAATCTTCACATTCAACGAGTAAGTTAATAAAATTTAACAGAGAAGATGTATAGCCAATGCCTCAACCACAAAAAGGAGTGGCATACGAGTTTTTTATATCTCTGACAGATATATTTGACCCTGTATTTTTTATCAACAATCCGACAATAGGGGCAACGGATTTTAAGGTGAGCATAGATGGTGGAGCATTCGCCAATTTGACCACGTTGCCTGTTGTGACTCCTGCTTTGTCAAATGTGGTGAAGGTAAGTTTAAGTGCGATTGAAATGTTAGGGGATAAGATAGTGGTCATCGGTAAAGATGTTCTCGGCGATCAATGGGGTGACATCATGGTTTTTATCGATGTTGAGGAGGGAACCACTCAAACGGTGTTGGATCTTCTGGACGGTGATTTTGAGGTGACGAAAACCCGGTCCATCACCCGGAAAAAAGGAACGGCTACCATCATACGGGATAAAGACGTATCGGGTAGCAGATTGAGTTTGAATGACACAATACGAACTACGGAGCATATTTAGGAGATTTTATGAAATTAAAAATAGAAATTAATTTTGATAATGAAGGTCCGATAAATGAAAGATGCAAGTCTGTGAATTTCTGTCCTAATTGGGCCAAAATAACACCTGATGAAGCCATCTATTTTATAGGACTTCTAAAGGCGGATTTAGAATTTGCAGATGGGATTTTCCATGAAAAAGAAAATGGAGTCGCAGTTTAAATGATTGGCCTGCAATTAGAAGTAATCCATTGGGGATTCGGGGATTTGAATATCACGGTGGAGGGTAGCAACCCGGCGAGTGGTGAGATTTCCCCGGTCCAGGGAAAGGCATCGATGCCCTTGACTCAGGGAATTGGCACCGTTTCCAGGATTTCTTCTGGCGGTGGCGTGGGGAATATTCGGGGAACCGGCAGGACTAAACGAAGCGGTGGAAGTGGGGGTTCTTGTGGGTAATTTATTTAAGAAAATTAAATGTTTATTTGGATGGTGTCTCGGTACACCTGCAAGCAATGAAAAAGAAGTATGGGGTCAATGTGTGGATTGTGACAAACGGTTTGGGGTTACAAGTCGCGAATCTATAAGAAAATATCTGGAAAATGAAGAGAATGAAAAATGGCTAAACCAACTCAAATAGCGCAGGGCGGTAGTTTGCCGGTCACTTTTGACCGTGATGGTAAATCCATTGATGGGTGGACATGCACCATTTATGTGAAACAACATATTAATGACGATGCGACCATTGTTCGGCAACTGGCTGTGGATCCGGACAACCTTTTCCAGTGGGCCGGGTTATTGACTTCAGCTGACACAGCGCAATTGGATGTGGGACTTTGGCATGTTTTTGCCAATCTCAATAATGCGACAACAGGAGAAGCCCGACAGGTAAAAGGGGGTTCAATCCGATTTGAGGTTACGCAGACCATATTTACCACTATTTCCACGTCCATTGATTCGGTCACAGATAACACGGTGGCCCGGTTCAACTTTGCGGGAACCATTGTAAGTGTTGGGCAGACGGTGACGATTTCAGGATTTACGGCCGGCGCCGCGCCTTATAACGGTGATCAGGTGATAACAGCCACCGATCCGGGCGGCAATGAATGGTTCGAAACGGTTGAGGCATTCACAATAAGTCAGACAACAGGAATTTTTTCACACTTAGGATAATGAACGAAATCAAAACATTAGCTGATTTAAAGCCTGACCAGAAGAACGCCAGGAAGCATAATCCCAGGAATATCGGCATGATTTCCAAGGTCATTGGGAGGGTAGGGGTCGGCCGGTCAATTGTTATCGATGAGGACGGTAATATATTGGCCGGCAACGGCACCGTGGAAGCCTTGGCCGAGTGCGGGATTGAAAAGGTGCGGGTGGTCGAAACAGATGGAAATGAAATAGTCGCGGTCCAGCGCAAAGGGCTGACACCCGAACAGAAGATTGAGCTTTCTGTGGGGGATAACCGCACTGCTGAACTGGCGGAATGGGATGCTGATGTGCTGAAGGATATCCAGATAGAAATGCCTGAATTATTGGAAGGACTATTCATGCCCCTGGAACTGGATGAATTGATTGACCTGCCTTCGGATATGGGATATAAAGAAGGGGAAGACGAAGCACCCGAGCCCCCCGTTGACCCGATAACAAAGGCCGGGGACTTGTATCGGTTAGGCGAACATCGGCTGATGTGTGGGGATTCGACCAATGAAATCACTGTGGGGATTCTGATGGATGGGCAAAACGCTGATTTGCACACTGACCCACCTTACGGAATTGATGTAACGGGAATGGTAATGGGACAACCGGAAAGAAAGGCAAAGGAAAAGAACTGGGATGAAGAAATACCTGAATTTTTCCATGTTCTCCATCTATTTGATAAGCAAATAATCTGGGGAGGGAATTATTTTACTGACCGGTTAACCCCTACAAACGATTGGTTGTGTTGGGATAAGAAGAACGAGGGACGGTCTTTCTCTGAATTTGAACTGGCATGGACAAATTTAGGTAAAAATTGCAGGATTATCCACCATCAGCCCTGGTCACAGGAAAAGAGATATCACCCAACCCAGAAACCAATAGCCGTTGTCGAATGGGCTTTAGGATATTTGGGTAAGAACATTGCTGACCTGTTCGGCGGTTCCGGTTCCACGCTCATAGCCTGTGAAAAGCTGGACCGCCAATGCTTCATGATGGAGATTGACCCGGCATATTGTGACGTTATTGTGACACGGTGGGAAGAGTTCACCGGCAAGAAGGCTGAATTGATTGAGCAAGGAGAATTGGTTAAATGAAAACAATGATTTTAATAGTTATTTCTTTAGTGGTTGTTGGTTGTGCTGGTCAGACAAAATTCCAGAAGCAATGTGAAACGTATGGATTCGGCACTGATTCAGCAGATTATGCGGTCTGTGTGGAACGTGAAACAAAGAAACTGCGCAATTACCTGGAACAAAAAGAAGCCGAGGAAAAGGCTAAAAGCGAAAGTTTTTACCGTGATCTGGAACGCAAACGCCTTGGATTGGATGTTAAATAGAACAGTGAGGGAACAGTGAGTAACGAACAGAATTTAACGCATTTTAAGCCAGGACAATCGGGCAACCCTAATGGCAGGCCAAAGGGAGCCAAGACAGGGTTGAGAGCCCGATTAATGCGTATCCTTGACCAGAAGATATCACCCAATTTAATACAGGAGTTGGCGGCTAAAGGTGTTCATCTGGAAGATAACGACCACGCGGAACTGATTGCCACCTTATTGAAAAACATGGCGTTAAAGAGTGACCACCATGCTATCAAGCTGATATTTGATCAGACGGAATCCCCGATGCCTAAAGAGGTCAAGCTGGATGGGGAATTGACAGTAACACGAATCGAACGGACTATTATTGAACCGAAATGACGAATAAAATGGGAACTGCCAAGCACAGAATAAGAAATAAGAGGGCTCGTATTCGTAGAGTTAACAGGATGTTAGGCAATCCAAGTCTTTCAAGAATGTATATTATTCAACCAAGCATTAAGAAGTGGTGGGAGTTCTGGAAATGAGGGACAAAATGACGGACAAAAAGACACGCTTAAATAAGAAAGCAACTTAAAAACAATAGTTTAGCTGAAAATAAGCTGGACATTATGGGGGACAATTAAATAAGAATATGACAGCAACCCTACAAATTCAGACAGCTAAGGTTCTCCGACCCATGCTGGAACCCAGCCGATACAAGGCCATTTATGGTGGTCGTGGTGCGTTGAAGTCCCATTTCTTCAGTGAGTTGGGGATTGAACGGTCATTGATGCAACCGGGCTTCAGGATGGTCTGTGTTCGGGAAGTGCAGAAGTCCTTGAAAGAATCGGCTAAACGGTTGATTGAGGATAAGATAGACCGCTTTAGGTTGAGGGATGAATTCAGGGTAATGAATGACAGCATTGAAACACCTGGCAGGGGAATCATTTCTTTCCAGGGATTGCAGGACCATACTGCTGAATCGATTAAATCATTGGAAGGCTACGATGTGGCATGGGTGGAAGAAGCTCAGACATCCTCTAAACGCTCAATGGAATATCTCAGGCCGACAATCAGGAAGGATAACTCAGAGATATGGTGTTCCTGGAATCCGCGAAACGCAAGTGACCCTGTTGATTCTTTATTCAGGGGATTGGAACCCCCCAAGAGTGCGTTGGTTATCAAGACAACGTATCAAGATAACCCCTGGTTCCCTGCTGTTCTGGAAGAAGAAAGACAATATGATTTGAAGAACAACCCAGACCGCTACGCTCATATCTGGTTGGGTGAATATGAACCAACGGCTATCGGTGCTATCTGGGATCGGCAGACATTACACGCTCACCGCAGGCATGAACTCCCTGAAATGGGTAGGGTCGTGGTTGCTGTTGACCCTGCTATATCCAATGAAGAACACAGTGATGAGCATGGGATTATTGTCGCGGGTATAGGATCTGATCAGCGTGGTTATGTATTGGCTGACTGGTCTTTGAAGGGCTCACCGGAACAGTGGGCCACTCGCACCATTGCTGCCTATGATGAGCATGAGGCTGATTGTATCGTAATCGAGATTAATCAAGGCGGGGATATGGTAAGGCATACGCTTGATTCTATTCGCCCTGGTCTGCCAATCAGGGAGGTTAGAGCAACCAAAGGGAAGCATGTCCGAGCCGAGCCAATCAGCGCATTGTATAAGACCGGGCGTGTTTCCCATGTTGGCACGTTCAACGAATTAGAGGACCAGATGTGCAAAATGACAGCAGGAGGGTATGAAGGGGAAGGCTCACCGGATAGATGTGATGCTCTGGTCTGGGCGTTTACTGAGTTATTCCCATCATTGACCCAAAAGAAAGAAGATAACTTTAACTACGGAGTGCCTGAACGGGCCTCTACAGGTTGGTAAATTATGCCAGAAGAAAACAAAGAAACTGATCGCCGTTTAGGTGATGTTAACAAGCTGGAAAAGTTCAAGAAGGACTTGACCAATGATGCCCAGGTTATCAATGAACAGCGCGACCAGGCCAATGAGGACAGCCGGTTCATCAATGTTCCCGGTGGTCAATGGGAGGGTGAGTTCGGAATCCAATTCACCAACCGCGCCAAGCCTGAACTCGATATGATTTCCCAGTATCGCAACCGGTATGTGGGTGAAGTGTTCGAAAATGATATCGGTGTGGATTTCAAGCCTGATGATAAGGCCACGACAGATGATGATGCCAAACTCCTGAATGATGCTTACCGCGCTGATTATAAAGAGGGGAATGGTGATATCGCTTTCAACATGGCGATCACCGAGCAAGCGGATACCGGGTTCGGGGCTTATAAACTCCGCACAGAGTTTGAGGATAATTCCGATAAAAACAACGAGAAGCAGATTGTGGTGTGGGATGAGATAGTCAACCCTTACAACAGCGTGTTCACCGATGCTTCGGCTAAACGGCCCAACAAATCAGATGCCAACTGGATTACAGTGCTGACCGAATACACCCAGACAGCGTATGAAAGGCTTTATCCTGATGCCTCATTGTCCACGGTCTTCACTCCTGTGAATCGGGAGGAGTTCAACTATAACTCCAACAGTGAAGCCATTATCCGGGTAGCTGAACGGTATGAACGTATCAAGAAAAAGGAAATATTGTTTCGTTACCGTGACCTGGCAAGCGGCAAGAACGTCCATTTCTGGGAGAATCAGCATAAAGAAATAGAAGATGAAATCAAGACCAATCCCAAGCTGACAAAGATTGGTGAGCGCGAAATCATCCGGCCACAGATATTGAAATCAGTATTCAACGGGGAAGAATTCTTCGAAGAGGATGTAAGAATCCCCGGAATGTGGATACCGGTCATCACGGTTTATGGCTATCGATCCTATTCAGATGGGCAGGAACGCTGGTATGGCCTGGTCCGCAAGTTCAAAGATGCTCAACGGATGTATAACGTACTGATTGCTCAGATTATGGAATACGCTATGTCAGATAAGGGCGGTATTTCTATCTTCAGCAAGGGGCAACTGGATAGCCCGAACGGTGAGTTGGTACAGCAATGGCAAGACCCGAGCAAAAAGGCTTTTGTTTATGTGAACGATAAGATAAACCCGAAAACAGGGGATATTATTTCCGGTCCTCAGAATATCGCCTACACGCAGGGGAAACCACTCGATCCGAACACCAGCAAGCTCATTGATATCATCCCCAACTATATTAATGCGCTGACTGGTGCCGTTGATGTCGATACCTTGAATCCGGACGCATCGGGCAAAGCTATCCAGCAGGTTATCAAACGCATGAATATGAACACCGCACCCATGATGGATAACGTGATCCAGGCTAAAAGATGGGAAGGCACCGTGTATCAATCGATCAAGAGTGAGATCACGAATGCCGATGATTTGATTCGGACCTTGGCGAAGGATGGGACTCGAGGACTCCGGACGGTAGGGGAAACGGTATTCAATGAGGAAGACAACCAGTTTGAGGAGCGTAATATATTCAAGGATAAGAAGTTCAAGGCTTATGCTGATGTGGGACCGGCCTTTGAAAGCCAGCGGGAAGAAAGCGTGGAGAATATCAAAGGATTTATTGAGTTGGCCAAAGGTATCCCGGGTGGCGAGAAATATCTGGACCCTGCAATGGAAGCCCTTATCACATTGACGCAGGGAACCGGAATGGAAACACTCAAGAAAATGGTGAGACAGTCCATGCTCTTGAAAGGAATTATTAAACCTGAAAATGACGAAGATGAGAAATTCCTTGCAGAAGCGCAGGCAGAAGCCGAGCAGGCAGAACAGGGACCAAACCTGGAAGAATCGCTTGCCAAACAGGCTGAGTCAGAGGCAGAAGAGCGCACTTCCAAGGTTGCCGATAACCTGGCGTCGGCTCAGAAGAAAGCGGCAGAAACGGAGAAGATTGTCCGAGAACTGCCCCTCACTAATGCGAAGACCGCCGCAGATATAGATAAAATAGAATCGGAGATTCAACAGAGTTTATTCGAAAACGTATCAGGATTACCACTTCAATAGAGGAATAAATGATGCGAACTGAAGAAGAATATTTGAAGTTAGAGAATGAAGTTCTCAGATTGCGGATACAAATAGCTGAATTGACACCTGTTATTAATCCTCTTGGAGTGGGTTACGCAGGAGCGCCCCCCGGAGAGAGTTACGCAGGAGCGCCTAGAGAATGGCAGATTTGGCGCCCATTGCCACTTAAATAAAAAGAAAGGACTAAATCATGGGTTTCCCAGCACAGGATTCACAAGTACTCATCGCACCTACTTTGCTCGCGGTAGCGGTAAATGTAGCAGTTAAGATCAGGCAGGAGGCTTTACCCGCTACTTTGTTTTGTAATGGGATAACGACAGGCACCGTTACGATCAGCATCAGCGCAGATGGAGGGGATACTTTTATACCCGTAGAACAAGCTGGATCGGCTGTTATATTTAACTCAACCACCAACACCGTAGCCATCAATTCACCGATGACTATTGGGGTGACTAAAATAGCAACAACCCCAGCAGTAGGAGTTTTCCTTAATACGGGACCGAGAGCATGACAAAGTTTTTCAATACAGTTCCATATAACAGGCCCCCTTTTGGAGATGCTTTTGGAATTGCATTCGGGAAGGCTTTCGGGAAAAGTAGCGTTGCAGCATTTACTCCTGCTGATGTACCCAATCTTATATGTTGGTATGATGCGGCTCTCGGAATAACATTTGGAACTGGATCGGATGTTGCGGGTTGGGCTGACCAAAGCGGAAATGGGAATGATTTGGCGCAGGCAACACAGACCAATCAACCTTTATTCGTGGCGGGATCACCACCTTTTGTTCGATTTAATGGGAGTGATAATTTTATTGAGACGATGGCTTTTGGTTCTCCATTAACGCAACCCAATACAATAATTATTGTTTATTCCTTACCGTCTATCGTTAACAATGGTTGTTTTTATTCTGGCATAGCTTCAGGTAATAGAAATCAATTTCAACCAACCGGAGGTCAAACAGGTTATTTTGCAGGAGGGTTTACAACAAGTCCTTCAGATCCTGGCCCAATAAACACGCGAAGATTAAATATGACCGTTTTTAATGTGAATAGTAGTAAATCGTTTTATGAAGGACTTCCTGATATCCTAAACGGGAGTGTTGGAAGTCAAACTTTATCAGGTTTTAACTTTGGAGCGGTTGCTGGAGGAGGAGGTCAATTTTCCAATATAGAGGTCTTTGAAGCACTTGTTTATGACAGCGAACCAACAAATGTTCAAAAGAATTTGATCGGAAATTATGAAGCAAACAAGTTCGGGTTAACCTGGACAGATATATAACTTAAAATGACAAAGTTTTTTAACACAGTTCCGTATAACAGGCCACCCTTTGGTGATGCTTTTGGCAATGCGTTTGGAAATGCTTTTGGCCCAGAGGTTGCCGGTGTAGTCCCGGCTTTCGATCCCTTATCTATAAGCAACATTATTGGTTGGTGGGATGCTGGGCAAAACGTGTCAACTGTTAGCGGGGATGTCGATCAATGGAACGATCAAAGTGTAAATGCAAATCATGTGACCCAGACCAATGCTGCCGACAGACCGCTTTATGATACGACTACAGATCCAACGCCATTCATTAATTTTGACGGGGTTGATCATTTTTTGGATGTTGCAACTTATGCGGGAGGAGCCAAATCTCAACCTCTTACTTACGCTTTTGCCGCTCAAGCTGTGACAAATCAAGCTATCGTTTGGGTATTTGATACGGGTACAGGACAAGATGATAATGCCTTTTTAGCGATGGGTACTAATAACTGGCAATTGTTCGGTAATACAGGATTTGATGTTGGCACGCCTGACCTGAATAAACATATTTTTATTTTAACTTATGATGGCGCCGCCTCTAAGTTTGTTTTGGATGGGGGATCAACCATAACTGGGAATGCTGGAGTTAATACGCAGAATGGCCTAACAATGTGTGGACGCACAGGTGGTAGTTTCCCGGCGAATTATAAATTCTATGATTTTGCTGTATATGATAAGGCACTTTCCGATTCTGAAAAGAACGACCTTGGCAATTATTTTAAAAATAAACATACCGGATTTTCATGGACAAATTTATAAGAAGTAACTTTCGCTCAACGAAGCGTTAAACCGTAACCACTCTGAAAGGAGTAGATATCATGGAAACAGAATTAGAAGCGAATCCAGAAGAAACAGAATTAGATACTGATACCAACCTAGAAGAAGGTGAGCAAACTGGAGACGGTGGGCAAACTGATGAATCGGGTGAACCTTCCCAAAAAGAAGAAGATCAAGAATCTGAAATTGTTTTAGAAGGAGATGAAGGTTCGAAACCTTCAAAAAAAGGCAGAAACAAGTTTAGTCACAGGATAAACAGAAAGAACGCTCAGATTGCTGAATCAAACGAACGGGCAGAGAAGGCCGAAATAGAACTGGAAGCCTATAAGAATGCTTTGCAAGCAATTCAAGGCAACCAGGCGCCCCAATTGGTTCAACCTGATCCCAATGATTTGAACAGGTTTCCGGACGGAGTGCATGATCCTCTTTACATTAAAGAGATTAATGAATTCTACCAGAAATCTAATCAACAGATGGTCAACCAGCAGATTCAGGAAGTGCAGAAACAGTCTGCCAATTCCCAGAATCTGCACACTCAACAGGATAACCTTCAGCAAAGTAAGTCCAGGCATTATGAAAGGGCTTCGGATTTGAAGGTGTCTGACTTTGAGGAGATGGAAGATAACGCCATCAAGATATTGGGTGATGATGTATTCAACGAGCTTGTTAAAAACTGTGATAATTCCCCTGAAGTTGCCTATTTGTTAGGGAAAAACCCTGATGAGGCACTACGCATCCGGAGACTTGCTGATAATGGCGATGCTTTTAAATGTGTAATGGAACTGGGGAAACTTTCTGCGAAGGTAAAAGTTAAAACCAAATCCACAATACCTGCTGATCCGGAAAGTAAAATTGCTAATGGCAATCCTCCTGTATCGACCAATAATCTGCAGAAGGAATTTGACAACGCAATTGAGTCTGACAACTTTGCCAGAGCCAGGGAGATTGAAGCCCAGGCCGAGAAAAGAGGCGTCGGAATCAAGAAGGTTTAACGGGTATTAAAACATAAACGTAGTGGACCACGGATGGTCCATCAAAGTCCCAGGAGGGCACTACAATGGCAAGTTCATTACCAAAAAGTATAAAAGTCTTTTTCAATGATTTGATCAAGACCTTTAACAATGCAAATGAGATGGGGAAAATCGTTCCCAAGTACAAAATGCCTGAGACAGAAGGTGAGCAATCTTCTAATACGGTATGGCGTCCTACTGACGATATTTCCGCATCTTCACAAGGTCGAACCGTCAGTGCTTTTACTGATGTTACGGCACTTTCTGTTCCTTCAAGTCTGAATTCAAATGTAGCTGCACCTTCAGACTTTATTAATAGCACGTTCAAATTGAATGCCAATGATTTGAATGATGCTACTTCCAGGGACCGGAAACTGAAAGGGGTTATCCGCAAGATTTCCTCTGATGTAGATCAGAAAATCAAGGAACTTACTGCAAAACAGGGTGGTATTTTTATCAAGGAATCTGCGGCACTTACGAGTTATACCCAGCTCAGTCAGTGCGAGGCTGAAATGTCTATTCGCGGTATTGATATGATGGAACCTCGCAGTATGTTTCTGGAACCTTTCATCAGCAATGCGGTTGCCAATCAACTCCAGGTAAGTCCTCGGACGTTGAATGAAATCCCGATAGCTGCCTTGGAGCGTAACCGGCTTCCTATGATTGCTGGTTTTGATACGTTCAAAGGTAATACGATGCCCAATATCGTTGTGGCTGGCGGTGCCAGTGGAACCGGCTATTTAACCAATCAAGTTGCAGTTCAAAAGCATATTCCACAGGGTAATGATGCCGGCACACCGAATGCCAAACCTGTCGATAATCGCTTTATGAATCTGCTTGTTGATACCGGAACCAATGCGGTTAAGGAAGGCGATGCCTTCACTATTGCCGGTGTATTTGGTGTGAATATGATCACCAAGGAAAGCACTGGGAAACTCCAGACTTTCCGCATCGTATCTACCACAGGCGATGGAATAGGTGCCGAAACCTGGGTAATCACTCCGGCTCTTATCGCGCTGGACGGTGGCACACAGGCAGAGACAGAATATGCCAACTGCACTACGGGTGCCGCTAACAACCAGGCAATCGTCTTTCTTAATACTGTTACGCAACGAGCCAGCGTTTTCTTTACCAATGATGCTGTCGAGATTGTGCATGGCAGTCTTTCTGGTTTGGATATGGAAGGGAGTGGTGTTGCTGTTGCTCGGGATATAACGGATTCAGGGATCGAGTTAATTCTGTTGAGAAATACAGATATCCTCACCCTGGATACGAAGTATCGACTCACGGCCTGGTGTGCTGCCAATATCCTGGTACCGCAGAAATGTGGTGTCATTTTGGGTAGCCAAACCTAATCTAAACATTGAATGGGGTGGGGACGCTCACCCCCTTCTTTTTAAAATGAGTTTTTATGTCAAATAACAAAAAAGTACCAAGATTTATTGCGGAAATGAGGAAATCGGATGCCCTCTATGAAAAAATTTGGGAAGAGTTTATAAAAATTCATAAACGAAAGGAATTTAATTATGGATCAATCATGTATGTACAAAGGGACCGAAGCAAAACTTTTTGATAATGATAAAGTTGAACAGGCTGAAGCTGATGGATGGTTTGATAACCCTGGTGATGCCCAGAAACCGACTGATAATACTTCTGCTGCATTGGAAGCGGCCAAACGTGAGGAAGCGGAAAAAGCTGCTGCATCTTCAGCCGCAACAACTTTACAGGTGTAAACAATGAGTTCTGCAACGGAATTAATCACAGACGCTTATACAGAGTTGGTCGTTCATTCACAGGTCAAACCTGTTTCTTCTTTTGCCATAGAGTTTGGAAGGCGCAAGTTCCAGGCCATGATGCAGGAATGGATTGACAATGATATGGATTTCGGGTTCTCGGCAACTGAGTTTGTCAGTGATGAAACCAGTATCCCGGTGGGTCTGGAAACAGCCATTTCCACTAATCTTGCTGTCAGGTTGGCACCATCAGTGGGTAAGGTGGCAAATTCAACGCTGTTGGCAAATGCGGCCATTTCCCTGCAGACTGTGAAAGACCAGTACCAGAGCAAAGAAGCGGCTGACAGGATTGTATCTGGAACAATGCCGCTGGGCGCTGGAAATACAAGAGGAATCAAACCACCTGTATTTGCTAACGCTGATTTTGTTTTATCCGATGTCGAAACAGATAGAAGGATAATCCCTTGATATGAGAAATTAAATGCCAGAACTCAGTCTACCCATAGGATTAGAGGGAACTGACAAGCTCCCGCGCACCAATACCGAGTTGAGAAATATGCTCAATAACGGGGATGGTCTGACTATTTCGCGTCCTGGTATTCCTCTTATTGCGAGTGTGGGGGGTGTGGCCCGTGGTGGTTTTGAATGGAACGGCAATCTTTATTATGTCTATTCTCAGGAACTGAGGAAATTCACGGACCGGAAAACCGGCGCATTTTCTGTTATCGGTACAATCGAGGGTCCACAGGAAATTGATTCGGCTATCGGGGATAACGAAGCGGTAATCATAGTCAAGGGAGGAAAGAGTTATACCCTGGACAAGACGGACATGCTGGTTGATACGTCCGGTAATGCCAATTTTGCTCCCTTTTCAAGTGTCACCCATTACAGGCAAAGATTTGTTTATGTATTGGCTGATGGAACTGTGTTCAAGTTTTCGGATGTGGGCGCAGGGGGAACTATTAACGCCTTGAGCTTTTTAAAATCTGCCCTGGAATCAAGAGTAGCGTTTGTTCTAAAAGATTATCTATATATAGCGGGGTCAAATGAAACGATCAGATATAAGGACACAGGAGTATTCCCCACTCCATACAGAGAAGTAGGAGGTTCTTTTGATATCGGTTTTATCGGGGGACTGGTAGAAGCCGATCAAAGCTTTATTTTTGTAGGAAGAAAACGAGGTCAGAGTCCAGGTATATTTGAAATGGGTAGCAGTCAGGTCATTAAAATTTCAAATGAGGCCGTTGATTTAATCCTCACCACTTACACGGAACTGGAATTATCACAGACCATTCCAGGCCGTATCAATTGGCTTAACAGCTATGATTTTGAAACGCTTGAGTTAAGGCGCAACTCCCTTTTATTTTTTGAGGGCCGATGGTCAACCACTGACACCGTTGTTGATAATCTTTCCCGTCCGTGGCTCGGCGGTTATATTGTCGAAATAGATAACGAATATTTTTCCGGATCGGATGACAGGTTTGGAAAATTTACTGACATTAATTTTGATTATGGTAATCGCATAACAAGAATTCAAAAGGGAACCATAAGCCATCCTGATAGAGCCGATTTTACAGTGGCGAGCCTTGAACTGGGTGTATCGCAGGGATTCAATGAAGGTGAGGCTCAATCAGTAGGTTTGAGGACCAGTGATAATGGAGTCCTTTTTGGTCCCACAGTTTATAGAGAACTGGCATTAAAAGGAAATTATGATCAAAAGTTAATCTGGAATGATCCTGGCGGGTTGGGTAATTATGAGGGTTTCATGGCTTACGAACTTGTGACCACTGGAAACCTTACTTTTAATTCGGATTATCTTGTCGTTGAATTTGGAGAATAATTATGGCTGACGAAATTACCACAAATCCCCAAAGAAGTGATCCGGTAGTTGATAAGGAAGGTCTTGCAACCGATCAGCTTCTGGAGTGGTTTGATGATCTTGAATTGTCATTAAATGAAAGTCTTTTGGGTGTATCTGGAATTGAGTTGCCAATTTATACAGTCGCAACTCTTCCGCCACAAAAAACAGGTTTTATGATTTATGTGAGTGATGAAACGGGGGGTGGTGTTCCCGCTTTCTCTGATGGTACGAATTGGCGAAGGGTAACGGATCGCGCAATTGTAAGTTAATTTAAAGAGGAAAAGATTATGGGTTTATTTAGTGTTGTGAAGGGTTTTGGAAAATCACTAGGGATAGGAGGTAGTAGCAATATAGGACGCAGGGCTGCAGAACAGCAAAGAATCGCGCGTGAAAAAGCGAATGTAGAACTGCAAGGGCAATTTGATATATCATCCGGAGAAATAGGAGGAGCGCAGGGACAACTTAGAGAAGATTTCCTACGGCAACAAGGGCAAACTGAAGCTGGATTTGATCCATTTATCCAAGCCGGTCAAGGGGCTTTGGGTGAATTGCAAAGAGGCTCAACAGCCCAAGGACTTAATGAAATCCTTCAGCAAATTACCGGAGGGGGGACTTTCCAGGCGTTACAGGATCTACAAAGAAGGGGAGCCGAGGGGCAACTATCCGCGTCTGGTTTAGGTGGTTCGGGTTTGGGGGTTCAGCAACTTTCCGAGATAGGGCCACAATTGGCACTTCAACTGGCAGGTAATTTAAGAGGAAGGCAGGAATTCCTTTCTGGTCAAGGATTCCAGGGTGTGAGCCAGCGGGGTCAATTGGAAATCAGTTATTTGGCCAACAGGGTCAATTATCAGGAAATTTGACAAGTTTGCTGGCCCGTTTAAGGGAGCAATTATCAGGAAGAAAGGGTGCTAATATTACTGGAATCGGGCAAGCCGAGAGTTCCGGGATTCTTACTGATGAGCAGATCAATACACAGAGATTTAATAATCTTTTGAATCTTTTTTCAACAGGTTCCAGCTTTATTCCTGGACCGGGTGGTTCCTCACAAATTACAGCTTAAGGTATTTAATATGGCTACATTAGAGAATTTTGACCCCAGAACATTGGCACTGGATTTTTCTGGAATAAATCAGGCAATCAATCAGAGACAGAAGCTGGCTCTCCTTCAACAGGCGCAGGACACCAATATTGATGTGGCTCAACGCGAAATTGCTTTAAAAGAATTGCAACGCCTGGATGATTTGGAAGCTCAACAGGGTATTCAGAATGTATTGCAACAGCAATTAGGGGGTGGTACGCCACCGCTCACCGCACCACAGGGTATTGTTGCCGGAGAAGGCATTACTCCAGGGGGCTCTATTGGTGTAGAACCAAGTCGAGTTAAACCTGCTACCCAATCTGTTCTTGACACAGAACGTAAGCTTGCTGTGGGATTGCTCGGCATTAAGGGAGGAAGAGAAGCCTTTGCACAATTATCCAATATATTTAAATCAGGTAGAGAAGACGAAATGTTAGCGGCAAAGAAAGATATTGAGGATACACAGCGTTTCGCCTTGAAACTGGACCGGGCAAAAACAAGGAAAGCCAGGAACAAACTCCTTGAGGATGAACAGTCCAGACGAATCATTGATACGGGTAATATTGATCAGGAACTGCTCAGAATGCGGAATATGAGTGACGATGAATTACAGGGGGAAATAATCAGTGACCTGGCTGTTGGTGAGTCCTTGACAAAGCTGGTTGATAATCGTTTGGCACCCCCTGAAGTTGCACCAGACTTTACTTTAAGTGCGGGACAAGTACGGTTTGGTCCTGGTGGAAAAGAAATTGCGAGTGTTGCCGCAACTCCTCCTAAACCAGAACAGGAAACCACTTTAATTAGAAATCTCAGGTCAATTGGCATCGATCCATTGTCTGACGAAGGCAAGAAAATTGTAAGGGAATCTTTAACCAAATCAGGAACGCAAATTAATATAAATGAGGGTCTGGCCGGGTTTAAAGTTCCCAAAAGTTTTATGTTTGATAAAGACGAAACTGGGAAAATAACAGGTATTAAACCCATTCCTGGTAGTAAAGCGGATCGGCTTGGTGCCGGAGATGCTGCTAAAGTACAAATGTTAAGAACTGCACAAAAAGCAGCAAAGGGGATAAGAGAATTAATTTTCGATAAGTTTGATAAAAAAGGAGTAGGCATAGAACTAAATAGAACTAATTTATTCAATGCGGGGTTTAATAGTCCTTTCTCAGATGGCCGAAAATTACGAAATAAAATGGAATTTGGAATCCAGGGAATAACTAGAGGTGAAACTGGGGCTGCTATGCCACCCGCAGAAGTTGACAATACTCGCATTAGGTTTATGCCTAATATATTTGATACCGCTGAAATCGCTAGATTAAAATTGGAAATGTTTGATGATTTTTTGTCTGGGACTCTACAGTTGATTGATCCTTCCGGTAGATTTAATGAAGACAGGTTTGGAAATCCAGTCAAACCTACTTTTGATAAATCTGGAAATGCAGTTGAACTTGGACAACTTAATGAATCCAAATTTGATGCGGAATTACAAAGGAGAATTTCTGGAACGGCTCAAGGAACAGCTACGGAAAATCCTGAAACAATAGCAACTGAAAAGCCATTTAGTGAAATGACAATTGATGAACTATTAGCAGTTAAATAGAGGATTAATAATGCCGACAATTCAAGGTTATCAGGCCGTAGCCGATCAGGGAAGGCAAGAGGAATTAAACGCGGCCCAACAACAAGTTTTTGAGCAATTGGTTGCAAGGGGTGAAGTGACAGTTTCCCCTCCTCCTGAAACTAATCTGCTTGAAGATATCAGCCAAGGATTAACTGGATTTACAGGCGAAGCCCTTAATACTGCCACTTTTGGATTGAGTGAAAAGGTTTCTGATTTTGGTAAATTTGTAGCGGAAAGTATTTTTGGTGAATCAGAAGAACCTACTCTTAAGGAACAAAGGGAACAATTTAGAGCCGACAATCCCAAACTGGCTATCACAGCTTCCGTTATTGGTGGCTTTGTCAATCCGGTGGGTCAAAAGGTGGGTGGTTTCATAGGAAAGTCCCAAGGACTTCCACAGGCTATCAGGCGTGGTGCTGGTGGGGGTGCAGGTTTAGGTGGCGCACAGGCTCTTGGAGAATCTCAAGGTGATATACAGGAAAGAGCTATTCAAACGGCGGAAGGTGCGGCATTAGGTGGAACAATAGGGGCTGTCATTCCCGGTGCGGTTGCTGGTGTTAAGGGAACTGGTACTGGAATTCTTAATCTAGTAAGCCGTTTTTCGGATAAAAGACAGGGAACCCTTGCATTGAGAAAAACAGCAGAAGCCTTAGAACGCGATGGACTCACTCTTAATCAGGCATTGAATCGATTGGATGAACTTGGTCCTGAAGCCGCTTTGTTGGATATGGGACCTAATAGTAGAGCATTAGCTTTCACGGCTTTTGGTATTCCCGGAAAAGGGAAAAAACAGATTCTTCAAAAACTAATAGATCGTCAGGAAGGCGTGAGAAATCCAGAAACAGGCCAGATTAAAGGTGGTCAAATAGCAAGGATCGAGGAGCATATTAATAAACTTGTTCCTGAAAACTTCTTTAATCAAAGACAACAACTGGCAAATATAAATGAATCAGGGAAATTATTTGAACAGGCTTTTAAGCAGAATCAAGTTATAGAATCCCCTGTTATCAACCGGCTTTTAAAGACTCCGGCAGCTAGACAGGCTATGGGTAATGCCAGGACAACGCTTAGGAATCTTCAGACCAATTTATCAAAAGTTGACCCTGAACTGACAGCACAAGCCAAAGAAGCAGGGATAGTTACTGGAAGTGGTGTAGGTCGTGGTTTTAAATTACAATTCCTTGACCAGGTTAAAAAGGAGTTGTTTGATTTGGAGACTTTGGCAAAAACCTCATTTGGGAAGCCTACAGAGAAATCCAGGGCGATCACACTTTTAAGAAGAAAGCTCGTTCAGGAATTGGATAATGCAGATGTAACAGGGGGTAATTATTCTCAGGCTCGATTGCTTGCAGGGGATAAGATTGCTAATCAGGAAGCACTTGAACAAGGCGCTGCTTTTATGTCTAAGGCTAAGTTTGGCAGTCCGGAAGAACTCAGAATAGCTCTAAATGAAATGACACCCGAAATGCGGCATCTGTTCAGGGTAGGAGCAGCACAGGCAATGAAAGCTAAAATCGGGGATACTGTATCGAGGGCAGATGCCACCAAGAAACTACTAGATATTCCTGCATTGGAACAAAAGATTCTGACAGCTTTTGGGGATCGGAAGATGTTTGCCAACTATACGAAGTTCCTTGAAAATGAGAAGGAATTATTCAGGGCTGTTACTGATGTATTGAGCAATTCGAAAACGGCTGAACGATTGGCAGCACAAGGAGAGGCAACTCTTGATCCTGCACCACTTCTTGAAGGCGCACGGCAATTATCAGGAGGTGATCTGGTGAGAGGTGCTATTAATCTGACTCGCGGTGCAGTCCGAAGGCTTACTACACCACCGGCACAAGCAGAAGCCTTGGCAGAAACCTTAACGGGCCGAAGTGTTCAGGGTCTTCAAAATATAGCTCCTCAATTGACTCCTTTAACCGGACAGTTAGCACCACGAACCCTGGAAGAAACATTAATCAGGGCCATTGCACCACAAGCAGGAGGCCAATAAAATGCCATTAATAAAAGGTAAATCACAGAAAACGATATCAGCAAATATCAGTGAGCTTTCAAAGAGCAAAACCAAGGCTGGCAGGAAACGAACCAATAAACAGAATGTTGCCATTGCTTTAGATCTGGCAAGAAAATCAAGGGGAAAATCAAAACCCGGAAAACAGGTTACGAAAAGAAAGAGGAAATAAATTATGTCTGAAACATTTAATACTCATCCAGTTAGATTCCTTAAATCAGGCGCCATTAATGTTGGGGGAAAAATATATTTTGGCGTGGTCAATGGCGATCCTGTAAACGTTCCCGGTGACCGAATAGATATTTGGGCCACCAGAGCGTTAGAGGGTGGGGCTGCACTCCCGAATCCTATTTCTACAGGTCTTGATGGTAGGACTGCAGTAAATGGTGTCCCTGCAAAGGTTTGGTTGGGTGAGCGTTATTCTGAGTTTGAATTGGATAAATTTGGTGTTGAACAGTTTCAGGATCTGGACAAAGGGGAAACCCCAGGCACAGGTGCCCCTGTAAAATTAACCAATATTCAAGGCACAAATTCACTCACTGCGGAAGCCAGTCCTCCATTTTCAGCGTTCATTGATGGTCAGACATATATTTTAAAAACGGTTGCCACAAACACGGGGAATATGGATCTCACCGTTACAGGAGCCACACCTACAGGGGTTCCTATTAAAAAGAATCATGATGAAAATATCCAATCCGGAGGAGTGAAATTAGCCCAGCAACTTGAACTTATTTATAATTCAACCGGGCCTGTTCTTGAAATACAAAGTAATGTCCAGTTTGCATCCGGTCCTCCAAGTTCTGTCGTGGGGAATATCCCCGCATTTGCTGACATTCTGGGTAAAAACCTTCTTGATTCAGGCGTTGGTTCTTTAGGGCCAATAGCTTTTACAGTCTTTACAGCAAACGGAACATGGACACGAAATACAGTCGCAAAATCAGCTTTGATTTTATGTATTGGAGCTGGCGCAGGAGGGCCAGGGACACAAACAGGAGGGCAACCAGGGGGTGGTGGTGGTGCAGGGGGTTTTTCTCTTACCTTTGCCAATTCTTTTAGTGGTTCAACTGATAGTGTAAGTATAGGTGCGGGTGGTGGGGGAGGGGCAACAAATGGAGCAGGAGGAAGTGGTGGGGATGTAAGCGTGGGGACATTATGTGTCGCAAAAGGCGCGCCAGGCACAACTGTTGGGGGT